ATTCTTAGGCCTTCTTCAAGTTTCTTTTCGCCCATAACGAACATTAAAACTGATTTTTCCTTGTTATTTAAGTAAAGCTTGTCGCCCTTCTTAACCTTTGTTCCGTTTTTGATAGCTTCTTCTAAGTCTTTAAAGCCGTTAGCTTCAGCTATGCGTATGATTTCTTTAACTGCTAGTCTTTCAGTTTTTGCTTTTGTCAAAAAGTCTTTGTACTCTTCGTTGTAGCTTGTAACGTCCTCAAGCATATCGTTTGAAAGGCTTAGCCATGAAATTTTTTCTGCCATTATAATTCCTCCTTTTTCTATATTATAACATAAAATATACTACTTGAGCAAGATGAATGTTTATAGAAGCTTTTTGTTACTAGTTTGTACTATTTGAATTGGACTATAAGTTGCTAACTGCGTCTACAAGCTCTTTTGACTGCGGTACTATATAGTACTTATCTGTAGTATCAAAATCTGCATGACCTAATATTTTTGTGATATATTCTTTGTTCATTATTTTAGCATTAAGCATAGTGGCATAAGTTCGTCTACATGCGTGTGATGCTTGATGTTTAATGCCTGCACCTTTTAATGCATCTGTATAAAAACCTCGATACAGTTGAGTATATGAATATGGCTTTCCTTTATGCTCAAATAGATAATTTTTATTGTTTTTGCATATTTCAGTAATAATTGGCAGTATCCTTGTTGGTAGTGGAATTATTCTATTTTTACCTGCATCGGTTTTGATGCCATGTAAAATATATCTATCTTCTAGGTTTACATATTCAATCTTGCAGGTCGCAAGCTCTCCCATTCTCATACCTGTGTAGATTAATATTAAAGGAACTTCTATATTTTTCACTTTGCCAACGGATGACCACATCTTTTGTATGTCAAGGTCGGTAAATATCTGCTTTTCTTTTGGAGCCTTGCCCTTAGGTGTGATCAATAAGCTTGAGTAATCTGTGGTGATTATCTGTCTTCTCATAGCCTCTTTACATAACTGACTTATGAGAACTCTTATAAGGTTAATACTGTTCCCCGCCATGTGTGAGTTGTCATTGAGAGCTTTTTGTAAAATTTGTGTATTTAAGTCTTTTACTTTTAGATTGTGTATGCGTTCTAATTTTTTAAAATTCCCTATATAACTTTGTGCAGTGTGTTTGCTTATGTTCTCAAAGTGCATTTTTGACCACTCATCAAATAGTTGCGCTACTGTCATATCTGTAAGGTCTATAGGGTGATCTAGATATTCAAGCAGGGCACGCTCGGCATCTAAACGAGTTTTAAATGTTCCTAGTGTTTTTTGCACTGTACGTCCATCGATTGGATCCTCAACTGCTGGCACTCTAGCAAGCCAAGGACGGCGCCTATTTCCACTTAGTTTGACGATTGAGCCTGTGCCGTTTTCTTTTCTCATAATTTTCTCCTTTCTCTTGCAAAATCAACTAAAAAATGTTATAATAGGCATAGAAATAGCCTATAGTTGTGGTTATTTTTTGACCGTGTCGTTCGTGGTGGGATGCACGGTTTTTTTTTATTTGTTTAAATCTATATCTATTTTTAAATCTTCTCCAACTTTGTCAAAGTCTTGATTTGATGGACCATCTATAAATAGTGTAAGTTTATTAATATCTTCTGCTTTTGAATCAGCTACAAAGATTATAGTTCCTTCTTTAATTATTTGTCCTTTAAATTCTCCACCAACGCTATCTGATAAAAACATTTCAGCTTCAATTTGCTCTTTAGTGTCAGTAGTTATTTCTCCTTGGTCGGGATAGAAATTAAGTTCATCGTCTGAAGTATTTTCAACTTTAACGCTCATAGCTATAGATGTAATTTCATCTTTACCATCGAACATTGACTTCATTTCGTCGCTAGTTATAATATCTGATACTTGCACTTTGTTGATTGTGATATTAAAAGGACCAGTTGTAAAAGTTTGATTAAAATCAATGTCTTTTACAGTTCTTCTTTTTGCTCCATCCACATCTTCCCATTCTCCAGTAGGTGTTTTTTCTTCTGCTGGTGCTTCTTGTGGTGTTTCATTTTCTTCTTTAGTTTCTGCACTTTCTGTGCTTTCTTGTGTTTGCGGTTCTTGTGCTTCTTTTTGTGGTTCATCTTTTTTACCACATGCGAATAGTGTTAATGATAATATTAACAATAGTGTTATGATTGCTAGTTTCTTTTTCATAACTTCCTCCTTAAAAATTGTATTTATTAAAGCACGCTTTGCGTGGGTTAACTAAATTAAAACTTACCTCTTAATTCAACGACTTTACCTATAATCTGTACAGGTAGGTTATTGACTTCTTCCTTATTAAATACCATTGCTTTATACATTGGATTAAAAGGTTTTAATTCTACGTGATCATCATACTTGTAAAACTGTTTACAAGTACCCTCGTTGCCATTGACAAGTACTATGACCACATCACTATTGCTAGCGTAGTTTTGTTTTCTAACAATAACAACATCTCCATCAAGTATACGTGGATACATAGAATCACCTTTGATTTGCAGTCCAAAGTATTCACCTTGTCTTGCTTCTTCTTGGGATATTTCTTCGTAGTCAATTACTTCTTCTATTGCATCCATTGGAATACCAGCTGCGACACGTCCTAAGACTGGTATACGTACTCCACGTGGGCGTTTGTCGTTGCTATGGTCTTCTAGTAGGTCACTTCTTTTTATCATTAAGAATTGGCAAATCTTATCAATCTTGTCCATTCTTGGCATATTTATTCCGTTAACATAATTAGTGATTGTTGACTTTGCAACTCCTATATATTCAGCTAATTCTGTCTGACTTTTATTTCTTAAATCTAAATAATATTTTAATTGTCTAACAAATATATCATTTATATCTGACATTTTATTCACCTCTTTTCTTATTTATATTATACAACTAAACAAAACAATTTGCAAGTAAAAATGAAAAAAAGTTAAGAAAAAATGAAAAAAACTCTTGACAATTTTGTTTAACTGTACTATAATGTTAATTGTAACAGGGAGGTGATTATATGAAAATGACCTTAAAAGCCGCGAGAGTTAATGTTGGCTATACGCAAAAGCAAGTTGCTGACAAGCTTGAGGTGTCAGAAAGAGCTGTTGTGAACTGGGAGACAGGGAAGAATTGTATTAGTGCAGAAAATTTAAAAAGGCTATCCTATCTTTATAATTTAAAGATGGATGATTTTTTGTTGCCAAATATGTAGCGTTTAACTGAACAGTAAACAAAAAAGGAGGAATAATTATGAACAAAGTAACAGTTAAAGAAGTTAGTGACTATTTAGGCATTGGTCAAAGCAGTGTGAGATTTCTTCTTGAAAAAGAAAGATTTCCATTTGGCACAGCAGCAAGAAAAGACGGCGGCAAAAGGTTTGTATTTATTGATAGAAATCTGTGGGAGAAGTACAAGAAGGGTGAACTAGCTTATGCGACTAAAAGTGATGAGGCTAGCTATATGGTAGAAGCAGGGGAGAAATAATTATGAAGATAAATTTTAATGCTCCATTTTGGAGAATACTCAAAGGGATAGGATACTTGATAGGCGTGCTTAGTGGAGTGGCACTATTTTATATGGTCTATATTTTAATGTGGGCGATGATGGGGTGCTAGGAGTATGAAATTCGTAGAAGTGAAAGTCACTGCAGTTACTCTAGCAGCGTTTGAAGATGACTATGATGTAAGTGACGTAGATAAGTTTGTTAGAGGCAGTTATAAGAATTTAATAGGCCCACTAGGTGATTTTAAGATTATAGAGTGTAAAACGGAGGAGGTTATGAAGAAATGAAAAAAGTAATAGTTAAAGTAATAGCTAGCAGCGAAGTAGAGCTTAACGATGACTATGATGTGTATGACATTGACAATTATGTCAAGGATGAATACTATAACTTAGCTTATCCAGAAAGTGAGTTTAAGCTTGTAGGTTATGAGGTTGAGGAGGTTTAGAGTATGAAAGCAATAGTTAAGGTAATCGCAAAAACTGAACTAGAACTTGATAAATACTATACTACGTATGAGCTTAAAGAATATGTCGAAGATAATTACGAGGATTTAATTTATCCAATCAATATGCTTACTAATTTTAGAGTTATAGAATATGGGGTCGAAGCATGTACCGACTAAAATACTACAACACCCACGCTGCACTACTAGTAGTACAAACATTTAAGAGCTACAAAGAGATTAATCGATTTTTGAGTATGTACGATGTAGAAGTCGCTGAGGGCATCACATACCAGCGTGGAGATGACTACAAGGTGGAGATTGAGGAGGTTGAGGAATGAAAACAAAAGAATTTATAGAAAAGGTTGAAGAGTTAGGATACAGTGTAAGTAACACAGATTATGCCGAGTATTTATACAATAAAGGCGATTTACTTGGGCTAGTCCAAAATAATAAACAATATAAACTAACTGTATATGATTTGTTTAAAGAAAAAAATGCAAGAGAACTTTTTAACTTATGCGTAGAGTATGCAAGAACACCTATTAAGGAAAGAAAAGAAGAGGAAAAGTTTTATTTACAGAAAATGAAAAGTTTTTATGAAAATGTATATGACGAAAAGGATAATTTTTTAAATTTTGGCAAGTCAAGAAATATCTACTTTTTATTTAATAAGGATCAATGTGACGGCTGCCAAACACAATTTACTCAAAGAGAAATTGACAAAATCAAAGAAGAACAACATACAGATTTGTCTGAATTTAAGCAAATACCAGTAGAGGAGGTAGAAGCATAAATGAGTGAAGACAATATCTTAAGAATAATATTATGCACACCTATGGCTATAGCTTTTATCTACATGATGTATACAATAATCAAAGAAACGATAAGCACTACGACTTACACAAAAACAACATTATTTACAATAGAATTAATGTTAAAAAATATGAGGAGTGAACAAAAAATGACAATAGACGATGCAATGCAAGAATTTTACCAAAAAGCAATTAAAAACGACAACTTTAAATGGGATGAAATATTGTCAAGTCAATACCACTATGCAGGTAATGATCTATATTTATTTAAAGGCAATCAAGACAACATATATTTTATAAAAGCTGACAGTCCTGAAAATGCTTATAAGGCATGGGCTAGCAATGCGATAGGACTTGTTGGAAATATGTTAATTGATGCACTATTGGAGGACTAAGAAATGAATAAGGTGGTTGAATATAAAAACTTTATTATAAGTATTAAAGATGACGACTATATCGATGATAAAACTGGAGAAATAATTTTTAAAAGATATATTACAAGCATTATTGATACAACTGGTAGACCATATCATAAATGGTTTAAAAACTATAATAGAGACAAATATACGATAGACGAAATTATTGAAGAAGCTAAATTCGAAATAGATGAACATTTAACAAATAAAGAAACATACGAAATTACATTAACAATAAGAACTAAATTAAGTAATCCAGAAGAAGTTATGAAATCTATAAGTAGAGAAATTGAAAATATTATATCTGATTATAGCTTTGTTAGGCTGGAAGAAGTAAAGACTTTTAATAAAGATAAAGGACTTATTTTTATTAACAAAACAAAAAGCGAAAAGCCTATTGACTATGAGCCTATAGTTATGTATAAGGAGGAATTACACAGTGAACATAGATAAAATATACAAAATCCTCATAAACGGAGCAAAAGAAAGAAAATTAGAAAAGCAAAGAAAAGAAAAAGAGCTAGACGAGTTCATTATACAGCGCTTTGAAGAAGTAGCACTTAAGGCCTTAAAGGAAAATAAAAACGAGGAGGACTAAGATATGAAACTATACATTGTAAGCTCAAACACTTGGACTGATGGTTGGGGCGCACAGATAACCGTCATGGGTGTGTTTGATAACAAAGAAAGGGCTCAAAAGTGTTTTGAAAAGTATGAAAGACATTATTACACAAAGATAGACGAAGTAATGCTTAATGAAGATAATCCAGTATATTTAGGAGGTTATATAGAATAATGAACATTAACGAATTAAACGCCCACATCATTGACTGGGCAAAAGAAAGAGAATTGGACACTAAAGGAACAGTTGAAGCACAAGCGATTAAAACAGTTGAAGAGCTATCAGAACTTATAAAGGCTATATGCAAGGACAAGAAAGAAGACATAATTGATAGTATTGGTGATGTCTATGTAACGCTTGTAATAGGCAATATGCTAGATAAGCAATTTGATTTAGAAGCAACATATAATGATGCAGTCTATTATAGTGGTTTAGCAGAAATCACTAAAGTAAACACTTTTATTGACTTAGGAGATAACATATCCCAAGTTCTAACAGTTTTATATTCTAATTTTACTTTATATAAAACATTACACAGTTTACTAATTACAGCTACTATGTATGATCTTGACTTTGTAGAATGTGTAGAGAGTGCTTATAACACTATTAAAAATAGACATGGCGTTATAAAAGATGGAATGTATGTAAAAGATGAGGACTTAGCAAGTGGAGCCGCTCAAAAAGCTACACCTGATTTTACTAAAGAGATTGTTAAAAAAATTGGACATGAAAGCGTTAAGAGTTTTTTTGATGGCTTTACCAATGCTTAGTATTAGCTCCAGTTTTGATTATACAGTACCTATTGAGGTCATTGAGTATAAGCAAATAGAAGCACCTGTAGAAGTAAAAACAGGCTTTGCAATAGCCGAAGATTATGGTATTGACTACAAACTGATTAAAGCTATAGCAGTCATCGAGAGTGGATGGAAACATAACTCACGAATGGCAAGGACGAGGAACAACATATTCGGGCTTGTGGGCAAAAGCTTTGACAGTGTTGATGAATGTATCCACTACTGGTGCAAATTGTACAACAAAAGATATAAAGGTATGAGTATTGACGAGATGGCAAAAGTATACTGCCCACCAAATAGCGAGAAGTGGGCGGCAAAGGTTAAGGATATTATGAGGAGGTTGGAATAAGAGAATGTTTAAAACCTATGAAACAACGACTATACTCAAAGCAGAATACGAAAGATATAAGAAATGGGCTTACGGTATCACACTTAAAGAATTTAAAGAAGAAATTGAGAGACTTGGCTTAACTATTGAAGAAGATAAATACAACATTGTTTGGCATATAAAATATAAAGGATGTTTAGTTGCGACTATTGATCCAGTCAATGAATGCATGATGCAGACATCAAAATTATTTTACAAGCTAGATTTTAAGTTTGAACTATTTGAGCTATTGACTGGCTTAGCTTTTACTAGCAAGGAAAATAGACATTTGGAAGATTTTTTTGAGGAGGATGAAATAATATGAAATTATATGAATTAACAGAAAACTACAAAGTACTTGTTGACATGCTTAATGATGAGGGCAGTGAATACTTAGACAGCGAAGCAATCAACAACGAACTAGAAAGTATCGGTGATGACATCGAAATTAAATCAGAAAATATTGTGAAACTTGTAAAAAACTTTGAAGCAGAGGTTAAAGCTTTAAAAGACGAAGAAGACAGGCTTAAAGCTAAGAGACAAGCTACAAGTAAAAGAATTGACAGCTTAAAACAATATTTACAATTTAATTTGGAAAGATTGAACATTAAAAAACTACAAGCAGGGATCTTTGACTTAAGAATACAAAAAAATCCAGATGCAGTAGTGATCACAGATGAAAATGTAATACCTGAAAACTTTAAAAAGTATGAAGTTAAATATGATAAGACAGCAATCAAAAATGCTTTAAAGGCTGGAGAAATGGTTGCTGGAGCAGAATTAAAAACATCGGAGGGATTGAGAATAAAATGAAAATTATTAAAGCAACAGAAATTACCAATCCACAAGGAACATATTTAATATATGGCAATCCTGGTGTTGGTAAGACATCGACTTTAAAGTACCTAGACGGCAAAACACTTGTAATCGATATTGACAAGACGTCACATGTTTTAAAAGGCTCACAAAACATCGATATATACAAGTTAGATACAGCGAACGCATGGCAAGACTGGGAGAACACGGTCATGGAAGTTGTCAAGATGGACTATGACAATATAGTTATTGACAACATTACAGAACTTGAGCGTGCTTTCTTAGGTCAGCTTGGAGGTGAGGGCAAAAATAATGGAGTGCCGTCAATGGCAAACTATCAACAAGTACAGTTTAGGCTTATAAGATCATTAAGATATTTAAAAAATGCAAATGCAAAAATAATACTAACAGCGTGGGAGACTACGGAAGACTTTACAGATGCTGACACAGGTCAAACTTTCACGATGGCTATACCCGACATACAAAGAAAAATCAGAAACAATGTAATGGGTTTGTGCGATGTCGTCGCAAGATTAGTAGTTAGCAAAGACACGGACGGCAATATCACTAGAGGCTTTTACTTACAGCCTACTAGGACGATATTTGCCAAAAATCAATTAGATAAAAGAACAGGATGTAAGCAAGATGAACTATTTATTAAGAGATTACCAAAAGCAGATGATAAGACAAGTCAAAGAGGAGTATCTCAAGGGAAATAAGCATATATTGGTCGTCGCTCCATGTGGTAGTGGCAAGAGTGTAGTTATAGGTCAAATACTTAGAGACTTAGAGACTAAGGGCAATAAGGCATTGTTTTTAGTGCATAGAAAAGAGCTTATAAAGCAGATGAAAAGATACACTCAAGACAATGAAGCCGTTGACTTAATCACGGTGCAGTCCATGGTGAGACGGCTAAATGACTACAGCAAAGATCACTATAATCTTATAGTCACAGATGAGTCTCATCACTCTATGGCTAAGAGCTACACTAAAATTTATGAGTATTTTGACAAGGCTTATCGCTTAGGCTTTACAGCCACACCTATTAGGCTAGACGGACGAGGTTTAGGAGATGTCTACGATGCAATCGTCGAGGCTCCAAGCGTGCAGTATATGATTGATAATCACTACTTGAGCGACTTTAGATACTTTGCACCAGTTTTAATTGATACAAAAAAATTAAAAAAAGAGCGTGGCGAGTACTCTAATAAGTCTATCGATGAGCTATTGACTGCAAGGGTATATGGAGATGTTTTATCGCACTACAAAAGGCTTGCTGATGGCAAGAAAACAATCGTCTATACTAATACTATTAATACGGCTGAAAACGTTGCTAGAGTGTTTATAGGAGCAGGCTACGAGGCAAAAGCTATACACTCTAAGATAAATAATAAAGATCGCGAGCAGATGGTCTCAGATTTTAAGAGTGGCAAGCTTAATATACTTGTCAATGTCGACCTATTTGGAGAAGGCTTTGATGTGCCTGACTGTGAGTGCGTAATACTTTTAAGACCAACTACAAGCTTAGCCTTGCATGTGCAGCAATCGATGAGGTCGATGAGGTATAAAGAGGGCAAGACGGCTCTCATCATCGATCACGTGGCAAACTATATGAGACATGGACGACCAACTACAGTGCACGAATGGAGCTTGGAGACTACCAAGGTAAAAGACAAGGAAAAAGTATTGACTGTTAAGTCGTGCCCACAATGTGGATTCACTTATGAGAGTAAATACAGCAGATGCCCCAATTGTGGATATGAAGCCCCAAAAGAGGAAGAAGAGCCACTTATAATTGACAAGTCAGTCAATTTGCAAGAAATTAAAGAAGAAGACGTTAAGAATATGAGCGACCTTTACAAGCTAGCAAAACAAAGAGGCTATAAGAAAGGCTGGGCATATTATCAAGGTTTACAAAGAGGATGGATACACAGCGATCTACCTCAAATAAATATTATAAAAAGGAGATAATGTAAAATGTTAGAACTTAATTACAAAGAATTAGAATTTCAAACTGTTGAAAATGGAATTTACGAGGGGCTTATTACAGGTTATGAGTACAAAGAAACTCAAAATGGCAGAAAGTACATCTCACTTAATATAGCTATCAGAAATGACATTGAGCAAAAATTTAAAAACTCAAACTTATTTTATAGTATCTGGACAACTCAAAAGCCAGATGTTAAAACTATTGAGGGATATGTTGCTTTTAATATAGCTACAGTTGCCAAGGCTTGTGGACTACCTGAAAAGATTGATGTATCAAGCTTAAACGAGTTGCTAGATTTATTTATTAAAAAGCCAGTAAGAGTTACAGTTGAGCAAGGTGAGTATAACGGCAAAAAATATGCAAATATTACTAAGATTGAGCAATCAACTTACACTATTATCAATCACAAATTTAAAACTGAAGAAGCTCCAACAGGCTTTGCTCCAGTAAGCAACAATGACATACCATTTTAGAAAATGCAATATGATTTAATTCCGAGCGAATTAAAATCTCTAAAGCGTTGGGGTGTCTACAATATTGAGAATGTCGATGGTAGGGAGACAAAAGTGCCCTACCAAGCGACTCAATATCACATAAAGGCAAGAACAAACGATCTATCCACATGGTCAAGCTTTGATGAAGCCTTGGAAGTGGTCGAGTACTACGACGGCATGGCACTACTTTTAGGTGATGGACTGTTTGGTGTAGATTTAGATCATTGCGAAGCGGACATTGAAAAGTTTGAGATGGGAGAAGCTGACGGCATAGTCCATGAGTTTATTGACAAACTTAGAAGTTATGCAGAGCTTAGTCCATCGGGCAAGGGCGTACACATAATCTGCAAAGGTCACTTGCCAGTCGGAGGACGACGTAAGAACGATGTGGAGATGTACGACAAGGCAAGATTTTTTACTATAACTGGCGACACTCTTTATGATGCAGGCTTGAGAGACTGTACGGAGGACATCAAAGACTTACACAGTAAATATATCGGAGCAAGTCAAGCAAAATCAGTCGAAGCAGTTAAAAGGCAAGAACTATCACCTGATTTAATAGCCGAGGCTGATGCTATAGTGCAAAGCTTAAAGACTGACGAGCTATTTTTAGGCAACTATGAGACTTTAGGCTATAAGAGTCAATCGGAGGCTGATTTAGCTCTATGTAACAAGCTTGCTAAGGTATGCGACTACGATGTGAACATGATGGACTACTGTTTTAGACAGTCGGGTCTATACCGAGAGAAGTGGGATAGAGACGACTATGCAGGTAAAACGCTTGTTCTTGCGACTGAAAATAAACTACCTAAGATATACTTAAACAGCAAATCTAGGACGTATGACGACACTGGCAACGCTGAAAGATTTTATGACGCTTATAGAGACGACGTCTACTATGTACCAGAATATAAAAGATGGGCATACTACGACGATAAAGCAAACAAATGGCGCTTAGATGACATGATAGTCGTTAAGCGAATGTTTGACAACGTCATCAAGAAAATGGCGGACGAAAAGACTGGAGACGCTGATGCACTAGCAAAGCATATTAAGTCATCGAGAGCTAGTACGAAAAAGAAAAACGCTCTCATTGAGGCACAGCACTTAATGCCAGCCAGTGCTGAGGATTTTGACAGCGACGTCAATTTATTTAATATAAAAAACGGCTACATCAATCTTAAAAAATCGACCTTTGCAAGTCCAGATCAAAGCAAGCTTTTTATGCAGGTTGCTGGAGTCAGTTTTAATGCCGAAGCAAAATGTCCTAAGTGGCTTAAGTTTTTAGACGAGATATTTTTAGGTGATAAAGATCTAATAAAATTTATCCAAAAGCTATTAGGCTATAGCTTATCGGGTGACGTGACTGAGCAAAAGCTCTTTGTATTATACGGCATGGGTCAAAATGGTAAGTCTATATTTATTGAGATAATAAGAGCCATCTTTGGAGACTATGCTTGTAATATGGATATAAAGTCTTTGATGGTGCGTGGCAATAACGCTGGTACATCTGACATAGCAAGACTTAAAGGTAAGCGCTTTATATCTACATCAGAAAATAATGATGGAGCACGGCTCGACGAGGGCCTTGTTAAGCAGCTTACAGGTGGAGACGTAATTACAGCAAGACACTTGTACTCATCGGAGATTGAGTTTACTCCACAGGGGACTATCTGCATGGTCACTAATCACAGGCCTATTGTCAGAGGCACAGATGACGGCATCTGGAGACGTTTAGTCTTAATACCATTTAAGTATAAAATACCAGATGGCAAAGTAAACAAGCACTTAAAAGCAGAATTAATGGCGGAGCTTGATGGCATATTTAATTGGATACTTGAGGGCTCTAAACTCTACAAAGCTGAGGGGTTGGACGTGCCAGATGTATGCAAGAGAGAGACGGAGGACTACAAGCTAGAAATGAACCCTATCGCAAGATTTATTGATGAACGCTGTACTGTTGGAGACATTAATATGTGTGTTAAGGCTAGTGATCTATATCTTAACTATACATCTTGGGCTAGTGCAGGAAATGAATATATAATGAGCCAACAAAAATTTGGTAGAGAAATTAATAAAGAATTTAGCAAGATAAAAAAACCAGATGGCTTTTATTATCAGACTATTGCTTTAAAGTAAACTATGCATGATTTATGCATGATTTATGCATGATTTAACATAGCTACAAGTCGCTTGTTTGCTTGATGTTGCATATTCTGCATATTATTTTTTATAAAATAGAATAAAATAAAAAATAAAGTATATAGTATATATAAACGCTCGATTGTGCAGAAATAATATGCATATCATGCAGGCATTAGCAAAATCAATATATACAGCGACTGCATATCATGCATAATAATATGCATATCATGCATAAAAAAAGAGATGGCATATATTATACTGGTATCGCTTTAGAGTGCAGGGTTTGTGAATAGTTTATGCATAGTTTGTGAATAGTTAAATGCAGTAAAATCAATAGGTGTGCATAGTGTGCATAGTTATTTTTTAAAAGTAAATAAAAATAAAAAATAAAGTATATATAGTATATATAGCATAAAAGTGTCGCTTAAAACTATGCAGACCCTGCACACACTAGTTATATCAATACTTACAGAACGTGCAAACCCTGCACAAACTATGCACCAACTATGCACATAAAAAGGAGTTGGAAAAATGAAAAATAAAAATAATAATTTAAAAGGGGAAATATTTTTAATATTATTGCAAGCTTTATTTCTAATACTTAAACTTACAGGCTTAATTGACTGGTCGTGGTGGTTGGTATTTGCTCCAGTATTGGTAGTTTTTAGCACGATGATATTATTAATATCGCTTACAGTTTTAGGCATGATATATAGGAGGTTTTTTAAAGATGAATAAATATAAAGTGTTGTTTTTAGTAGGCAATGAGAAAATAACGTGCGAAGTGTTTTCGGATGTTGAACCGATTGAAATCATCGAGAGCATGAATAAATGTAAGTATATCGATTTTTGCGATACTAATGGACAATATATACACATATTGCAATCAGCGATTAATGCAATGATCTTTACTAGGATTAAGCAAGATGAATGAAGAAACAATAATACAAAACAATATTAGGCTTGGCTGCAATGACTTAGCCGTACTCTTTAGAGCCAATGTTGGAACATTTAAAGTTGCTGATAGATATATATCAACTGGACTACCAAAAGGTTTTCCCGACCTATTTGGCATAAGAAAATCTGATGGCAAGTTTATTGCGATAGAGGTTAAGACTAAGATAGGTAAATTAAGAGCAGAGCAGAAACTATTGCTTAATATGCTTAAAGAGAATGGAGCTATAGCTGGAGTTGCTAGAAGTGTGGATGATGCAAGAAAAATAATTAGCGGAGGTGCAACATGTATAGAATAATAATTACTACGACCGAGAAAGATATTGAAATACCAATCAAAGATGAAGAAACAATTAAAATACTTAATGAGATTGATTGTTCTCAATTAACTGGAACAGAATTTTATGATAACTATATATCAAGCTATATCAAGGATTTATGTAGCGTTATAATTGAAAGAGATTTTAACCATGAATACTAAACAATATTTATTACAAGTTAAATGCTTGGACGAAAAAATACAAGCAAACAAAGAAGCACTTGAAGTTTTAAAAGCTAAGCTAACTGACATAACTAGCAAGCTTGATGATGTTAAAGTACAGTCATCTAATCAAGCGAACTTTGATGAGACTCTTGCTGATGTAATAGACACAGAAAGTAAACTGACTAGAGATATGTGTAAGTATATTAATCTTAAATATAAGATATTAAGCGAGATCAATGCGATGAGTGATAACACATTATCTGTGATACTATTTAAAAGATATATACTTGGTAAGTCTCTTAATCAAATAGCCAAAGAGCTTAACTATAGCTATGATCACTTGAGGCATTTACATTTAAAAGCATTGAGAGAATTTAGAAAAGGATAACACACAATAACACATTTAAAAATGATATAATGTAAGTGGTTAAAGATAACCACGGCACATAATTACTTTTGGAGCATTAGAATTTGGCCTTTTAGTGTTTCAACATATTAATCCTCTTTTCATAGCATAAGAGACTCTCGTGTAGAGTCTCTTTTCTTTTACATAAAAAGGAGTGAGATCAATTAAATTTTATCACAGTAAAGCTTGGAAAGATAAACGAGACGAAATACTTGCGAGAGATAATTATGAGTGCCAACATTGCAAGGCTAAGGGACTTGTAGTTAAGGGTACAGAGGTGCATCACATCATACACTTAAAGGATGATTGGAGCAAACGTTTTGATAATGATAACCTTATTACTCTTTGCAGAGCTTGCCACAATTTAGAACATCCAGAAAAAATAAAAAAAATGAAAAAACCAAAAAATAAAAAATTACCGAAAGAGTTGTGGATTTAAAATTATACCCCCACCAAAAAAAGACCATTTTTTCTGGCTATGAGACACCGAGGGGAGAGTCTCAAATTCGCAACATTTTTAGAAATCGATGAACGAAAGGGGGAGGGGGAGTTTGGAAAAGATTAAAAAATTACCAAAGATTGATGAAAAGACGATTAGAAACGACTTAGTAGAGCAATTAAAGAAGAGAGAGATGGACACTCCAATATATCTTGGACTTGTGGAAGATTATATAAGATTTTACAAGATGGCGCTCACTCTCTATGATGACATCGAGGACAGGGGAGTAAGTGTTGAGTGGAGAAACAGTCCGACGTCCAACGGCTTTAAGAAAAACGAGTCAATATCTGAATATGTGAAAGTCAATATGCAGATGCTTAAGATTTTAGGCGAGTTAGGACTGCGTGGAGCAAATATAGAAGTAGCTGAGCCTGATGAAACATTGTAAGTATGTGGACGACTGGATAAGCGCAGTCGAGAAAGGCAAGGTGCACTCATGCAGAGAACAAAAGAAGCTTGTTAAGCTGCTTAAAGAAATACTCAATGATGAAGTATATTTTGATAATGAGGCTATAGAGAATTATATAGAACTTACCGAAAAATACTTTTTCCCACTCTATCCAGCACAGAAATTTATAGCAGCACTTGTAATAGGTTGCAGATATAAAAAGACAAATTTATTAGTATTTCCTATCCTGTTTTTAATGATGGGTAGGGGTGGCGGCAAGAACGGTTTTATATCGTCTCTTGCTTTTTATTTGACCAGTGACTTTAATGGAATAGAAAACTATAATGTTGACATCGTGGCAAACAGTGAAGAACAAGCCAAAGTCAGTTTTGACGAAGTTTATCAAGTGATTAAGAAGATGGGTAGTAAAGGAAAACGCTTATATGATTACAATCTTACCGAGATCACTTACAAGAAAACAATGGCAACTCTTAAGTATAGAACATCAAATCCAAAGACCAAAGATGGAGGAAGACCAGGCTGCGTAATCTTTGACGAGATACACGCTTATGAAAGCACTGATAATATCAAAGTCTTTAGAGGCGGACTTGGTAAAGTGCCAGATGCTAGACAGATATACATCACCACAGATGGAGAACTAAGAGATGGAGTACTGGATAATTACAAAGAAAGAGCTAGACAGATACTAGACGGAGAAAGAGACTTTGGAGGATTTTTACCAATAATCTTTAAACTTGACAGTATACAAGAGATGGGCAAGAAAGACTTGTGGGATAAAGCCAATCCAAGAATTGATTATAGCCTAGACTTAAAAAGACAGATAGAGCTTGAATATGAAGAAACGTTTTTTAATGAAAATGATAAAGTCGCTTTTTTAACAAAGCGTATGAATATAGTCTATAGCAATAAAGACAAAGCAGTTGCTAGTGTAGAAGACATCTTAGCAACAAAAGACAGAGCCTTTCCAGACTTTGAAAACTGTGAGTGTATAGGAGCAATAGACTTTGCCGACTTGATAGACTTTGCAAGCGTTGGCTTAAGATTTAAAAGAGACGGCATTAACTACTTTAAGCAGCATACTTTTATACACGAGACAAGCCTAGACACTACAAGCTACAATGTGGATATAATGGAAGCAGTAAGACGAGGAGAAGCAACAGTAGTGCCGAAAGCACTCTACCCAACTATACCTCCAGACTTGCTTGCTGAATGGTTTATGGAGCAAGCCGAGAAGTATTACATCAAATCAATACACTGTGACAGTTTTAGATACACAGCGATTAAAGAATCCTTTGAAAGAGCAGGACTTAACAACGTTAAGCTTGTTAGAAATGGCAGTATCTCTCACAATCTTATAGCTCCACAGATACTGCAAATGTTTAAAGAAAGAACACTAACACTTGAAGACGACAGACTTATGAGATGGTATATCTCAAACGTCATGGTAGTTACCGACAAGAAAGGCAATAAGACCTTTCAAAAGATAGAACCAATCAAGAGAAAGACCGACGGCTTTTTCTGTTTGTTGCACTCACTACTTGAGGATGATCTCAACGAAGTGGGCGAGCTACAGGAACTACTGGACGTCGCAATTTTTTAGGAGGTGAGAAAAATAGGACTTTTTAATAACATAAGGGCACTGTTTTTTGGCGAGAAAATGAAGATTGAACTTGATGACTTTTGCTATAGAGTGCAAGGCTTATCAGTCAAGCAACTAGCAATAGAATCAGCAATCAATCTTATAGCAAATACATTATGTACATCAGAGTTTAGATGCTACAGTAAAGGCAAAGAGACAAGACAAGAGAATTACTATACTTGGAATGTAAGACCAAACAAGAATCAAAACTCAACAGAATTTTTTAAAGAGCTTGTATCAAAACTAGTAAAGAATAACGAAGTACTCATCATCAATATGAATGATGAGTTTTTTATTGCCGACAGCTTTAACGCAGAAAAGTATGTGACTAAGAAAAACAAGTACACAGATGTTTATGTTGATGACATGAAATTTAACAAGATCTTTTATGAGGAAGATGTTTTTTATTTGAAACTTAATAACAGTAACATGGCAGCAGTTATCACATCGCTTATATCAGAGTATGAAGACTTACTTAAGTACTCATCAACAACATACAAGCGAAGCAACGCAAGACGTGGCATCTTGAATATACCAACAAGCTATCCAAAGACTGAAAAGGCAATGGAAGACTTGAACAAGCTAATCAAAACAAACTTTAAAGACTTTTTTGAAAGCGAAAACGGTGCAGTCTTGCCACTTACAAATGGCATCACTTATCAAGACCTTACAAATAACACGTACAAGAATGGGTCTGATAGTAGAGATATAAGGACTCTGATTGATGACACTTTTGACTTTGTTGCTATAGGTTTTGGAATACCACCTGTAATGCTTAAAGGTGGAGCAGTAACAAGCGATGTAAGAGATCAATACATGATCAGCTGCATCAATCCAATCAAAGAGTTATTGCAAGACGAAATGAACAGCAAGTACTTTACCAAAGAAGAATATCTACAAAAATCATACATCAATATTGATACATCAAAGGCTACACTAGGAAGCATCAAGGCAGCAGCTGAAGCGATTGAACTACTTACAAGAAATGGAGTCAACACTCTAGACGACAACCTAAGAATGCTTGGACGTGAGCCAGAAAACACAGACGACAGTACTAAGAGACACATCACACTCAACTTAACGGAGAAAGGGGGTGAAGAATAGTGGCAGGAACAGACTACAAACTTGACACAGAGGTCAAGGGTAAGAAAACGCTTTTATACATGTATGGCACTATCTTAGATCAAAAGCCAGAAAAGGACTTTTGGACAGGTGAACCTGTGGAGATGGAGTGCATCTATCCTAAGCAAGTAAGAGACATAGTACAAGAGATTAAAACAGACGAAGTAGAGTTACACATCAATTCAAATGGCGGCTCAGTCTTTGCATCAATCTCAATAGGCAATTACTTAAAATCAACAGGCAAGAAGATAACTACAGTAGTAGACGGTATTGCAGCCAGTGGAGCAGCAATCATAGCTATGTGTGGAGAAGAAGTCAAGATGAACTCTAACTCTCAAATGATGATACACAATGCGGCTACTTTTGGTTTTGGTAATGCAAAGACACTTAGAAAGATAGCAGACGACTTAGAAGAGATTGATAAGAGCGTACTCAATACTTTTAAAGCAAGATTTAAAGGTACAGAGGAAGAACTAGCAGAGCTTTTAGATGGCGAAACTTTTATGTCAGCAGATAAAGCACTAGAGTTAGGTTTTTGTGATGAGATCATCACAAACGAAGAAACAAACGATGACGAAGAAGTCAAAGAAGACGAAGACATCGAAGACAAAATTACTAACGAAAACAAATTTTTAAACGGATTTGTAAATTTAATTAACGGAGGAATCAAATAATGAACAAAGAAAGAAACAAAGAACTATTTGCAGCAATCAACTCAGGAGACGAAGCTGCAATCAAAGAAGCGATGGATGCTTTTACTACTAGCATACAAAACGAAGTAACAGCAAACGCTAGACAAACACTAGATGCTGAAATTTTAGCAAACAGAACAGGCAAGGCTTTAACTAGTCAAGAAAGAGAATACTTTAATGCAGTAATCTCAAAGAAGACTTTTGACGGAGTAGACAAAGTGTTACCTCAAACAATCTTTAATACTGTCTTTGACAGATTGAAAGAATCACACTCTCTAGTATCACTTGTAGATGTGAAAAACACTCAAGGTTTATTAAGACTAGTTACAGCTAAGCCAAATATGCAAGTTGCTCAATGGGGCAAAATTTGTGCCGATATTAGAGAAATGATACCAGATGGCTTTGAGGAAAGAGACTTAAGAGTATCTAAACTATCAGGTTTTGTGCCAGTATGTAAAGGTATGTTAGAGCTTGGACCAGAGTGGTTAGCAGAATATGTAATCACAATCATGACAGAAATCATGCTTACAGCTCTTGAAAATGCTATTGTAAATGGTACAGGACAAGAAGAGCCAGTTGGTATGATGAAATCGCTTGTAGGTGCAATCGATGGCAAGCACAACGATAAAAAGGCAGTGGCAGTTACTGACTTATCACCTAAGTCAATGGGCAAACTAAGGGCAGCGCTTGCAAAAGCTAAGGCTGACAAGGGCGAAGTATCTTTAGTAGTAAACCCAGCAACATATTGGGAAAAAGTTTTCCCAGAACTAGCAATTAGAAATGCTAATGGAGTGTGGGTGAATGACGTTTTACCAACAGGTGAAACAATCGTAACATCTTATGCAGTGCCAGAGGGCAGGGCAATCTTAGGTAACCTTAAAAACTACTTACTAGCAGTGGCAAGTGATACTAAGATTAACTCTTACGATCAAACATTAGCTATCGAAGACTGCGATTTATATATCGCTAAATTTTTCGGAACAGGTACTCCAAAGTTTGAAGAAGCTTTTACAGTGCTTGATTTAGCTAAGGTTGGAGTAGAAACAACTACAGGAAAATAAGAAAAACTAAGGGAGCAATGACGCTCCCTTTTTTAAAGAAAGAAGGGAGCTAATATGCTAGACGAATTAAAGAACTATTTAAATATATCTTGGCAAGATGAACTAATTGATAATAAACTTACACAGCTTGTCAATGAATCTAAGGCAGTATTAAATCACTTGATGGGTGTTAATCTTGACTATGAGCAAGACCAAGAAGCAAAAGAACTTTTGTTTAATAGAGTTAGATATGCTTACAATAACGCTCTTGACGAGTTTGAAAAGAACTTTGCTCAAGTGATTTTAAGAAAGCAATTGATAGTAGGTATTAGACATGAAGCTTAACGAAATAGTTTATAATACCCCAATTGATGTCTATTCAAAAGAAGTCATAGAAGACAGATATGGTAGACAGAAAGAAAACTATGTGCATAAATATCATTTATATGCATCTGCTAAGTGGTCCTATGGAAAAGAGTATGATATAGCCGAACAACAAGGCTATCATAGACAAGGAAGCTTGAAGCTTAGATTTGGACCACTTATCACAGCAGATATGCAGATTAAGCTTAATGGCGAAATATTTAATATTAAATCAGTTGAAAACATCGACCAAGCCGACGAACTACTTGAAGTGATGATATATCAAGAGGTGATGAGAGATGGCACTAGAGATTGAACTAGGTAAGATTTTAAAAGACTTTGAAAAAGAAGTGCAAGACACGATGGACGAGACTTTTAAAAAGATAGCCGACGAAGCAGCCGAGAAACTCAAACAAACCTCCCCACGTGGCAAGAGCAGAAAGCACTACGCAGACGGTTGGGCGGTCAAAGAGTCGTCCACAGGTTATGTGGTCTACAACAAAGACAAGCCACAGCTCACACACTTGCTGGAATTTGGACATCCAAAAAGAGGCGGCAAGGGTAGAGTTGCAGGTATACCACACATCAAACCAGTAGAAGACTGGATCATTGACAGTGTAGAAAGTAGGTTAAAACGTGATATTGAAAATTAAAGAACTTTTAGAATCACTTAAATTGCCAGTCGCTTATGGAAGTTTTAAGAAAAAAACGCTTCTCCCTTACGCAATAATTATAAGCGATGGGCAAGATCATTTTCTTGCAGATGGCAAGATATATGCGAAGAAAAACACGTACAGAGTAGAATTATACTCTGCAGAAAAAGCAATAGAGCTAGAAGAAGAAATAGAAAGAATATTTATAGAAAACGGCATAATATACGAGAAATCTGCTGACATAATCACAGAGGAAGACGTTTATGCCGTCTATTATTTTATAAGGGGGTCATACAATAATGGCAAATAAAGTACAATTTGGTCTTAGTAATATAAAACTATTTCCAATTACAAAAGACGATAAAGACGGCACTACTTATGGTGAACTAATTGATTTACCAGGCGCCGTAACATTATCACTAGACAGTGAAGAAGCTGAGGGTAAATTTCATGCGGACAACATACTTTACTACTCAAGCTTTAAATCAAGCGGATACACTGGAAGTCTTGAGATAGCAAGAATACCAGCAAACATCTTAACAGAAATCTTTGGACAAACTAAAGATGCTACTACTGGAGCACTAGTAGAGAAAGCAGACGACCAAGTTAAACAATTTGGTATGGCTTTTCAAATTGAGGGAGACGAAAGCCCTACAGTTTATCAACTAATGAAAGTAAGCTGTGGCAAGCCCTCCGTGAAATCCAACACTATAACAGATAGCGCTGAACCAGTGACAGCAGAACTAAAGATAAGTGCATCACCAAGAATGAGTGATCAAGCAATTAAGGCAATCTTTGAAAAAGAAGCAACAGGTTATGCTACTGCACTTACTAAGATAATGGAAAAAGCCAATGCTTAAGACTATAAAGATTGATGGAAAGGCTGTAGATTTTAATATTACAGCCTCTTTTCCGCTTAGATTTGAAAATCAATTTAATTATGACATACTACAAGCACTTTTGCCAACAGTGGCAGAAATCTTTGAGGGCATACAAGGTGCAGAAAACAAAGACGAAGAAGTCGTTGCAGTTTTAAACAACTTGATGAGCCTTAAGCTTACAGATATACAAAAGTTGGTTTGGGTATTTGCAAAAGCTGCAGATAAAGATGTGCCAGACATAGTTGATTGGTACGACAGCTTTAATGAGTTTCCAATGTTTGATGTGCTTAAAGAGCTTACTCCATGTGTAGTAAGTTCGCTTATAAGTAAAAAAAAATTAAGCACACTAACGAAACAGGAAAAGTAATTAACCCTCAAATGCTCCTATTAGGAGCGACACAAAGAGGACTTAAGCTTGAGGACTTAGATGAGATGACAGTTGGCGGGCTTGTCTCTTACTGTGTGGAGTACAACGAAGCACTCGAAGAAAACAATGAAGACAAGCCAACAACACGAAAAGCCACTCAAGCAGATATAAATAATACATTTAAAAACTAAAGAAAGGAGATGAAGTAAATGGCAGGAAATATCAAAGGCATAACAATCGAGATCGATGGTAATACCACGAAATTCGATAGAGCCATAAAAGACTCAAACAAAGAAGTCAACGCACTTAATAAAGAATTAAAAAACATAAACTCATCTCTAAAATTCAATCCAGGTAATGTAGAACTGCTTGGACAAAAACAAGAAGTTTTAAAACAAAAAACTCAAGCAGCAAAAGAAAAACTTGAAGCACTTAAAGCAGCTCAAGCAGATGTGGAAAAGCAGTTTGCCAACGGTGAAATCGATCAAGGACAGTACAATCATTTTCAACAAGAAGTCATCAAGGCAGAATCACAGGTTAAGACCTTTAATGGACAGCTTAAAGAAACGCAGAAAGAATTAAAGAGCATGCAAGGCTTGTCTGGAGTGATGAACAAAGTTGGAGACGGCTTTAAAGCAGCAGGCGAAAAGATGTCAGCAATCGGTGGCAAACTAAGCAAAGGCGTCACAGCTCCAATCGTTGCCATCGGTACAGCAGCAGGCGCAGCATGGAAAGGCATAGATGATGCACTTGACACTATAGTCACTAAGACAGGCGCAACAGGCGATGCTATGAAAGAGTTTGAAGGCAACTTTAAAAACGTTTTTACATCCATACCAGCAGATGCTCAACAAGTCGGCGATGCTATAGGCGAGCTTAACACTCAATTTGGACTTACAGGTGAATCACTAGAACAAGCATCTACACAAATGGTACAGTTCGCAGAAATAAACGGCACAGATATCACTAACTCCACAATAGCAGCAAAGCAAGCGATGGAACAATTTGGAGCAAGTACTGAGGAATTGCCAAGCTTTTTGGACACAGTAACAGCAGCAGCTCAACAAACTGGACAATCAACAGACAGTATATTTGAAGCAGTTAAGCGTGGAGCTCCACAGCTTAAAGCTATGGGACTAGACCTTAATTCATCTGCAATGATGATGGCGAAATTTCAACAAGCTGGCCTTGACTCTACAAAAGTGCTAAGCTCTATGACTAAAGCTCAAGTTACCTTTGCAAAAGACGGAAAAACGCTACAACAAGGTATGGAAGAGTTTTTTGCAGCCGTTGAACAAGGCGGAGATAGTGTTGATGTAATTAACCAGGCATCTGAAATCTTTGGCTCAAAGAATGGACCTATGATGGTTGAGGCAATACAGTCAGGTAAAATCTCACTTGAAGACTTTACAGCGTCTGCACAAAACTATTCAGGAACAGTTGCAGAGACATTTGATGCTACACGAGATCCTATTGACAAGATGAAAGAATCATTAAACAACTTGTCAATGTTGGGCGCTGAACTGTTTAATACTATACAAGAAGTCGCAGCACCTATCCTTGAACAGCTAGTCGAGCATATAAAAAGCCTAAGAGAAAAGTGGGAAGAATTATCACCACAAACTCAACAAACAATCGTTAAGGTCGCAGCCATAGCCGCAGCAATCGGGCCACTATTAATAGTACTCGGCAAGATGGCAACGGGTATTGGCGTAGTAGTCAAAGCACTTTCAGCGTTTGCCAGTCCAGTTGGCTTAGCAGTCGCCGCAGTAGTTGGAGCAGTGGCACTCATCATTGCCAACTGGGACAAAATCAAGAAAGCTTGGGAAGACTTAAAGAAGTTTTTAGTTGACACGTGGAATGCTATTAAGACCGAAGCAGAAAACATCTGGAATGGTATCAAGAAGTTTTTTGAAGACCTATGGAACGGTATCAAAACTACAGTTGAAACAGTATGGAACGGCATCAAGAAATTTATAGAGGGCATTTGGAATGGACTAAAGACCACAGCAGAAACAGTTTGGAATGGTATCAAAAAGTTTTTCGAGGGGCTTTGGAACGGCATCAAGACCACTGTTGAGACAGCTTGGAATGGTATCAAAGGCTTTTTTGAAGATACATGGAATGGCTTAAAATCGACAGCAGAAACACTTTGGAATGGAGTTAAGTCTGCAGTTATAGATCCAGTTAAAGATGCAGCAAAAGAAGTTTGGGATAAAGCAAAAGACATGGCAAAAGGCTTTATCGATGGTGTTAAAGACTTACCAGGCAAAGTTGGCGGTATCTTTAAAAGCGCATACGAGGGCATCAAAGGCTGGGTAGGCAAGGCAATCGACAAGATAAGAGGCCTAAAGAAAGAAAGCAACGATGTCAATGGCAGTCCTAGGGCATACAGCGAAACAGGCGGCACTAGACTAAGAGGCGCAGGCCCAGCAGGTGGACATCAAGCCTATAGAACTAGAGCCTTTGCAGGCCTTGAAGAAATTGGCATTGATGGCCTTAACTGGTATGACAAAGGTGGTATATTTAAGTCACCAACAATCATAGGAGTTGGCGAGAAACGTCCTGAATTTGTCTCGGCGATTGATGACCTTAGAAAAATAGTAAGGGAAGAATCTGGACAAGGATACACTATCCACATAGACAAGCTTGAAGTAAGAGAAGAATCAGACATAGACAAGATAGCTAAAAAGCTATACGAACTACAAAGACGAGATCAGAGAGGTAGAGCACTATGTTAAAACCAATAGGCTTTATATTTAGGGGCAGACATTCTGACGAATTAGGAGTTGGTGTGAAATCAACTAACAGGACGGTCACTCCAGAAAGAAGAAAGAAAGAATTTACAATCCTAGGCAGGTCAGGGAGCCTTGAACTACCAAGCGATGAGTACAATAAAAGATATATAACGGTTGATATTGGGATCGTGAACAATGATGAGTTTGAAGACCTAAGAAGTCAAGTAAGACAAGTGGCATCATGGTTATCAGGTAATGGTTATCTAATCTTTGACGACGAGCCAACAAAAGCATACGAGGCTAGTGTGTATGATGCTATTGACTTAGAGCAGTGGGAGCTTATGAGCAAAGGTGTGGCAAGTGTTACATTTGAATGTCAGCCCTTTGCAGTCTCAAAAGACCTTAATAGACAGATTAAGCAAGGCACATCATCAGTTAATCTTACAGTCACTAACCACGGCAATGCTAACACATGTGGAGAAATAATCATTAAAAATACAGGCAATACTAATATCAACAAAATTACAATTACAAGAAAGGTTGTGAAGCAATAAATGAGAGCAAGTAACTTTCTAGAAGAGGCGATTTTAAACTACTTTTTTAGAGGACAAGCAGTATCAAGACCAACAAACTTATACTTAGCACTATATAAGACCAATCCAACTGACAGTGACACAGGCTCGGAAGTCACAGGCGGTGGATATGCAAGACAGGTAGTATCCTTTAATGCTCCGTCTCAACAAGGAGATAGAGGCACAATTACAAACGCAAATGCAATCGAGTTTGCTCAAGCAACAGGCGACTGGGGCGAATTTGCATACTTTGGAGTAAGAGATGCTAAAGATGGCGGCAATCTCTTAGTATATGGTACTTTTAATAAACCTCAAACAGTCAACGAGGGCACTCAATTTGCTATAAAGCAAGGCGACTTAACAGTATCGGTGGCATAAGATGAAATTTAATAGGAGCAGCTTTAACCGTAAAAGCGGGCAATCTGAAATAGTAAGGGCTACAGCTACGGTAGAGTTATTGTCAGATGTGAGAGACGTCGACATAACTCAATACGCTGCAGACCTTGAAACAAGCTTTGAATTTGACACAATAAGCTATGGCTTATTAAGAAAATACTCAAAAGGTGATGCTGAGTTTATGCTTGGAGCAAACTCAAGCTCAACTATTAAGATGTTTAATATCGGCACGCTTGACAGTGATGTTGAAGTCATGGCAGATGCACTAGGCTCAACACTAGGCGAAGAGTTTATAGCACTTGAGGGCATAGTTTTGAGACCAGGTGAAGAACTAGTCATCAATACATGTGATCTTACTGCAACTATCAACGGAGAGAACGCTATATCCAACTTAACAGTTGGCTCTGACTTTTTTGACTTTTTGTCAGGCGATAATGACGTCATAATAAGCGGAGAAAACTCAAGAGGCATGACAGTAGACATCTATTGGAAAGATAGGTGGTTATAGAATGAAGTACAACATAAAGATCTATGACCAAAGTATGAAAGAGCAAGCAAGGCTTGAGAATGCTTTTGATATAAGCTATACCATGAAACTCAACGAACTTTGTACTTGCTCTTTTAAACTACCTAAAGAGGATAAAAAGACTGCTTACTGTCAGCCTTTTTATTTTGTAGAGCTATTTGACAGTGGTAAGCGTGTTGAACTCTTTAGGATTTTACCACAGACAGTCACTACAAGCAATCTAAGTTATGTGGAGTATCAATGCGAGCATGTATTAGCTACACTTATGGACGACGTAATGTTTAAATATCATCAGATAGGTAATAACGGAGTTTATACAGACCGTGTAATTCGCTACGTACTAGACCATCAAGAAGTCAAGCGTTGGAAGCTTGGAGACTGCGACTTTAAGAGACAATTTGAATATAAGTGGGAGAATGAAAACCTTTTAGCAAGTCTTTTTAGTATACCTAAGCCATTTGTAGAAAAATACAAATGGACTTACGAGACTACAGGCTATCCTTGGACAATAAGCTTAAAAAAGATTGATACAAAACCAAAGTCGGACATCAGATACAGAAAAAACCTTGTAGGAATTGAAAAGACAGTAGACCCAACAAATATAGTCACACGTCTCTATGCTCTAGGCTTTGGTGAGGGCGACAATCAACTTGACATTAGCAAGCTAAACAATGGTAAATACTATATTGAGAAGAATGTATCAAAATACGGCTTAAAGTCATCGATACTAACAGATAGACGTTTTGAGAGCGCAGAAACACTCTTAGCCTATGCGAGATCGATGCTCAATGAATTATGTGAGCCTTACATCAGCTACAAGGTTAGTACTGTGGACTTGGCAATAGTTGACAAAAACAAGTACTCTGAATTTAAAGTTGGAGATACAGTACTCATCAAAGACGATGATGCAGAGGATGACAAGCTTTTTCCTATTGTCTCAATCAGTAAAAGAGACGTGGCAGGCAGTCCTTATGATATAAGCTTAGAAATTGCAAATAAAAAGCAGGATATATCAGGAAGTATATCTGATCTAATGGAGCGTGCAAGAATTAACGATACCTATGCACAGGGTGCCACGAATTTGATGCAAATGGCCTTTGTTGATAATGCGGATAGAAGCTACCCTGCAAAGTTTAAGTTTTATATACCAACAGAGATGGCAAGGATAAATAAATTAATCCTTAACTACACACTTGAACCTTTTAGAGCTTACAGCAAAGCGACAAAAGGCGGTGGAGCTAAGAGCGATACTACATCATCGGGTGGTGGAGACTATACAACAACAAGCACAGATGGAGAAATATACACATCAACTGGCTCAGGCGGAGGCGCTTATAGATCAACATCTGAGGGCGGCGGAGTGTATGACACTACACACGGACTTGACGATGTTGATGGCACTAATTTAAGACTAGTTGTATTCGATACAAGTGACAGGTCGACTATAGGTAAAACTGAAAGCTTTTGGCATACTAAGAGACATGAGCACACTATAAGGATTGGAGATCACACTCATACTGTCGACATTCCAGACCACACTCACACTATTGACGTGAGAGGACACTCACACACAGTCAAGGTTGATCCACACGTCCATAGCTACACACTGCCAGACCATACACATGAGATACTATATGGCATGTATCAAGGACAGTCGGCAAGCAGTGCTACACTTAGGATTGATGGACAGTATGTCAATATAACAGACAAGGAGGTTAATATTATACCTTACCTGTCTAAAGATAATGGCGGTAGAATACAAAGAGGCACATGGCACACAGTTGAGATCGTGCCAGATGGACTTACAAGGGTAAACGCAAGCTTGTTTATCCAATTATTTACGACATCACGTGGAGGTGGAGATTATTAATAATGAAAACAATGTATAAAGGAGTGGTAAACTCCCCTGAAACATTTTTAAAAGAAAACTTAGTGCAAGGCGCAACTATCATGTATGTGGCAGATGGCTCAGTCTTTGGTACTTTGCCAACACTTGCAGTCATTGGAGATGATGAGAGTGCAGAGACAGTACTAGTAGAAAGCGTTGACAGTGGAGCTTACACAATTAAGAGAGCTTTTGAGGGTACAGCAAAAGACTGGACAAAAGGCGCAACAGTTGCGAGAAACTTTACAAACTATGACTATCAAGCGGTTATTGATAATATAGATGAATTAAGCAAGAAAAAGATACCTAGCAAACTAAGTGAACTTACAGATGACAGTACACACAGAACAGTTACAGATGCACAAAGAAAAGCTTGGGATGGTAAGGTGGATGAAGTGACAGGCAAAGGTTTAAGTACTAATGACTATACAGACGAGGATAAAGCAATGGTAAATGTAAACTTGCCAAGAGAAATCCAAGCCCTTGGTGCTAGCCTTGGGCAAAAAGCTGACGAAAAAGATATAAAAACCAAGCTATCTGAAATGATTGATGATAGTACACATAGGACGGTAACTGACGCAGAAAAAAGCACTTGGAATAATAAGGTTGATAAATCACAGATAACTGATGATTATTTGACCTATGATAGCGAGACTATACCAAGTTCTAAAGCTCTAGCTGAGCTGGCAAATCTAATTAATGAATCGTTTAACGACACAGTAAATAAATCTGAAATAGCTGACTTTAAAAGATGTGTAGTCCTAACTCAAACACAATACAATAACCTCTCAAGCACTGAAAAGAATAGAGCTGACACTCTATACTTTATCAAAGAATAGGAGGACGTTATGCTTATAGATAAGAACATTAAAAACATTCTTGGGGGGGGGTACAACGTTAGCGAAGTAAAGTATATGGATAGAATGGTATGGAAGAAAGGGCCGAGCGCGTATAAGTTTAAATATAGTATGCATTACGAATCTAAGATCTATGGAAGAACTGTTAGTATAAATGACGAAAAAATAAATCCAAGTGATGCAGTTTCAGTTTCTTCTGGAGAAAAAATGATGAAGATTTATGTCTCATTTACCGTACTAACCTCGACGCGACATAATTTAAAAGTTGATATCAATGGTAAAGAAATAATAAATACTATAATCACTGGCGTACGTAATTATGAAGGACTTTATGCATTCTCTTATGAAAGTGAATTTGCGACTAATATTTTAAGTGAAAACAACGTTGTTAATATTATTATATTATAAAGGAGATGTTAAGATGCTGATAAATACTAATATTAAGAGAATAGTTGGGGGGGGTGCGAGATAAAGGAAGTAAGATATATGGACAATGTAGTATGGAGTGGAGGTAAAAATATAACTATAGATTATGTGCTTGGTAACACTAGATCAATTCCCACTTTAAAAATAAACAGAGAAATTTTTAAGACAAAAAGTTTTTATAAAATGACTGGTCAAAATTTAGAAATTTGGGTCGAAACAATTGAACGTGCAGAATACGTTTACGATGCAAAATATGACAGAGAAGTTTTATATAAAGGTAGACTGACAGTAAGTATCTCGATAAACGGTAGGCCTGTATATAATAATGAAGTGACCACATCAAAAGAAAACCCGAACCTAATATACATCAACTATAATATAGCATCAAAAGATTTAAAAGAGGGGGACATTATACGAATTTATGCAAGCACAGGATTAACGAGGTGATACAAACGAAAATAGCAGAAAATATAAAACAAATAAAAAATACAAATACAAATGTCAAAGAAATAAGAAGCAGCAACACAGTACTATGGCCATCAATTAATGACATCATAGGAGCACCTGGAAATAGACGACTACTTGCAGGAAATATGCAGGCTGGTTGGTTTGGTGAAGTACCTGCAAGTGACTTTATTACTGGAGATGAATTGGCTAGGATGATTGGATTAACTGCTGGAAGAAGTCAATATAGCAATGAACCATGGCTTAAGTTTGCATATAAAGGTAGTGTGTTATTGGTGAGTAAAAAACCAATAAGGTATGATATATCTTGGAACAACATAAACGCTGCAAATTGCGTATATGGAGACAAAACTATTGATATAAAAGTCAGAAAATACAAGGTAATGCTCATGAGAGGCATAGGCGAAGATGTACAGCCAAATCCAAAGACACTTAATAAAGCCTTTGATGGTGCAGCTTACCACAATTCTATGTGGAACAAACTAATGCTACCAATACATCAAAAAGCACCAAGCAGTTGGTCGTATCCAAGTAACGTTAAATCGCCGACTGAAAACTGGAACGTAGGATATACGGATGCAGACTTATGCACGAATAAAGTCAATGGAAGCTATTCTTGGTGTCAAGAAACTGTATTTAATGACTCTTCAAGAATTTCTCGTGGAGGCAATGGCGTCTCTAAAAGTTACTCTGAGAAGATGTATTTTTCTAATGAGTATTGTGGCTGGCGCCCTTGTTTACAGCTTATAGGATAGGAGTGATACCCATGGAACTAGTAGAAATAATAAAAGCAGTCTCAAACTTTGGACTGCTCATCGTCATTGCTTGTATGTATCTATATTATAACCCAAAAATGATTGAGGTTATCGCAAATAATACAAGCGCTATGCAAGATACCAAAGTAAGACATGATGACATGGACAAGATACTACAAGAGCTAAAAGATGACGTCAAAGAGTTGCAAAATAACACGGACATGAAGCAGTTTCACGATACTCTTGTAAGGATCGAGAACAAGATTGACAAGTTAGGTGATAGAGCTTGAAGATCACTAGAAAACTAACAACTAATCATGATCAATTTGGAGACAAGAGACCACTATCATCCATCAAGTTTATCGTGATACATGATACAGCAAACGACAAAAGGGGTGCAGATGCGGATGCTCACTATCGTAACTTACAAAGACCAAACTCAAGGATCGGGTCGGCTCACTACTATGTGGACGATAAAGAGATAGTACAAGCCATTGACGACAGTGTAGTAGCTTGGTCGGTTGGTGACAAGTGGGCAAGGAAGAATGCCACACGTGACGACGTGACAAACTACAACAGTTTAAATGTTGAGCTATGTATCAATGAGGGTATCGACAAAGCTAAGGCATATAATAATCTTATATGGCTTACAAGATACTTGATGCAAAAGTATCACGCTATAGTCGTAAGACACTTTGACGCAACAGGTAAGCCTTGTCCTAAGTCATGGCAGGCAAACAATTGGGCTCAATGGTGGAGATTTAAAAAGGAGTTGACAAATATGGTAAGTAAATGGGCTGAGAAAGACTGGAATTGGGCAGTTGATAATCATATCACAGATGGCTCAAATCCACAAGGACAATGTACGAGAGAGCAAGTGGTAGCCTTGCTTAAGCGTATGTATGATTTAATCAAGAAAGAGGTGCAAAATGAACAAAATTAATTGGGCGCAAAAGTTATCATCAAGAAAATTTTGGGCAGCGTTGATGGCTCTAGTAGTATGTATTGTAGCTTTTACTAAGTGTGATCAAGGTACCACAGAAAAGATCGTTGCACTTGTTGGAGCGATTGGATCAATGGTGATGTATATGCTATCAGAAACGATGGTAGATGCGGCGAGAGAAGAAAACAGGATAGAAGATAAGACAGAATAATTGAGAGGGTGTAAAAGCCCTCTTTTTTTATTGCAATTTTTTAAAGAGTATGTTATAATATATTCGTCGTGAAAAAGGCGACAATGTCTTATTGTTCATATTAAGGGCTATATCGAGTGGTATAGCCTTTATTTTTTTTGTCTATGATGCAGTAAAATACATAGTTGTAAAAAAGTAGTACTACTAAAGTATGATTTATTAAAAAAGTACTTGACAGATGTATACAAATGTATTATAATGTATACATAAGATAAAGAAAAGAAAAGAGCATCCTAGCGATGACCAAACCACAAGGACGCTCAAACACAATTAAAAGACTTTAATCTTTTAAAGGTTGTAAGACAATATTACCACCTAAAAGACAAAAAGTCAAGTAAAATTTAGGAGGTAACAAAAATGACAAAGGATTTATTATTAACAAATGACAAGGTATTAAACACAGTAACAGGTAAAGAGTATAAGATGTTAGAGGATGCAAGATTAGATCCACAAAACTGGGATTGGGTAAACATTTATAACGGTATGTATGCAGATGCAACAGACGACAACGGCGAAAAATGCACAATATATTGGGATTTTAAAGATGGATTTGATGCAGATGTAGACGCTGATCTAGGTAACGCTTGTGATTGGGATTATCCAACAGCAATATTATATTAATAGGAGGGATTAAAGATGGCAAATAAATACAAGACTTATAAATTTACAAACACATACGCATGTGGACACGAGGGTACAATATCTAGAGGCGGATACACAAAAGAGTATGCGGAAAATAGGGCAGAGGAGGCATTTGCAGATCTTTGCCCTGAATGTAAAGAGATAAAATATAAAGAGATGGCAGAAATAGCACAAAAAGAAGCAGAAATAAACGATTATGCAGAATTAGAGGGTAGCGAAAAACAAATACAATGGGCATTATCTATAAGACAAAATTTAAAAGATTATTTTGATGATGCTGTAAACGATGATGAGTTATTAAAAAACTTACGTCAAATAAACATTAACGACTCAATCAAGGATCAAACTTTATTAGCAGTATTAGATGATAGAGAAAAAGTAACACAATACTTATCAGATATGCTTGATGATATTTTAAAAAATCAAAAAGCAAGTAAGTTTTATATAGATAATAGACGTTATTTTAAAAACAAAACAAGTGTTTTATCATATTTATGCTTGCCAGCTCCATTTAAAATATCTTTGGAGCCACAAGAAATACACTTTTTATTAGGTCAAATGTAGGAGGTAAAAAATGAAAGAGGAAAAGGCAGTAATTACATTTAGATGTCCGCAAGAGATCAAGGACAAATTACAAGCGCTTGCAGATGAGGAAAGACGCACTCTAAGTGATTTTTTAAACTTAGAAATGGAAGTACTAATTGGAGAAAAGGAGAGAGAAAAAAGAATGGAAGAAAAGAAGAAATAAGAGAATTAGTGCGAAAAAGGAGGATGAGTAAAATGTGTAGAGAGGGTGTGCAATTTGATATTGTGGGTAATGATTTTATATTAAATATATATTATCCAAATTGTGAAAAGAATGAATTAGAAGATTTTAAAGTAGACAGCTTTGAAGCAAGGCTACTATTTAAAGATAATATACTTTTTATAATTTTTAAAGCAGGCAATATGCCATGGATGGAAGCACCATATTATAAGTATTTATCAAAGGATTTAGACGAAACAATGCTTGAATTTTTTTTACTCGAACCTATAAAAGTCTCGCTTATAGACACAGCAAAACAAATTGTGCTATCAACAAAAACTATAACTACTGATATAGTTTTTATGAGTAAAATGGTAAATTATATATTAGATCAAAAAAAGATGTCACTTGAGGAGTATGACACAAAACTTGATAAAATTTATAGCAAGTATACCACTCTTGATTTATTAGATCAAGCAGACAAGTCACCAGGCGCAACAATAAAAATAAAATACGAACATAGAAAAAGCTTAAAAGGTATTGCATCTATGGTATCATATAAGCATTATAAAGATGTGCCTATGCATTATGGCAAGTGGGAGGTATATTTGACAGACAGTGGTTATAATGTTTTATGCATACCAAAACAATTTGCAGAGGTAGCCTTTGCTTTAAATAACCCAGACGGTTACGAGGTACCTATCAATGTAAAATACTTTTTAAAACACATGGACGAAGTTGAGAGAAGAGATGATTATTTAATTATACCAGTAGAGTATAGTGATAAATTTGGAGTCATAACGGGCGAAGAAGAAGTCTTTTAATGTCTACACAAAACTACACTATAAACGCTCACAATTTACAACGGTGGAACGCGTGTAGCAACAATATTTATAAAAATAAAAGAGGGTGATCAATGATATGTACCCTCTTTACTGGACAAACCAGTAAGGAGGGTATTTTTATGCGATATAGTTATGAGTTCAAAAAAGAATGCGTAGAACTATTCAAACAAGGAAAGTGGATGGAAACACCAGAAGGAGTTAAGTCACATACGTTTAGGGACAAAATTAAATATTGGAGTAAGCTTGTTGACTTTCATGGTGAAGAAATTCTTAAACACAAAGAGCAGGATAAGAAGTGGTCTGCAGAAGAAAAATTTAAATGGGTATCAAAAGTGTTGGCTGGAAGCTCTTGTTTGTCTGTAGCAATAGAAGCTGGTATTTCGGATGGCCAACTTAACAATTGGGTTAATAAATATAAAAAATTTGGGTATAATTCTCTTGAAATTAAGAAGAGAGGAAGAAATCCCGAAATGAATGATAAGAATGAAAACACTAATATAGATCCAAAGCCACTTAACGAATCCGAACGAGAAGAACTTATTCGTTTAAGAGAAGAAGTTAGATATTTAAAAACAGAACGAGCAGTCGAAAAAAAATTGCAAGCCTTGAGAAAGGAAAAATATGCTGCATATCTCAAGGCGAAAAAGCAGCAGTCATCAGAGAACTAAGAAGTGAAGACCACACACTAAAAGATCTTTTAA